AAAAACTAAACCCAAAGTACTATAAATACAACACTATGCCACGTTTAAGTTTATACCGTCCCAATCGCACCAGAGACTATCAGTTTTTGGACAGAACTATATCTGAAATGTACACCGTTGGTGGACTGGATATTTTTGTCCACAAATACATGGGCCCACAACCAGGTGGCGAGGACTCATCAATGAGTGGCAATGGCGATGCTACCCAACCAATTTACGACGAGCTGAATCCTTTAAACATTCAGGACTTGCTGTTGCTAGAGAACCGTGACAGAGTTTACGATCAAGATGTTTATGTCATGCGTGGCGTTTACAGAACACAGGACGTGGATTTTGACCTAACACAATTTGGATTGTTTTTAAACAACGACACGCTGTTTATCACATTCCATTACAACGACATGATTGATTCTTTCCAAAGAAAACTCATGGTAGGCGATGTGTTAGAAATCCCAAACCTAACTGATTACAATCCGTTAAATCCAAACTTGCCCAAGGCGTTGCCAAGATATTATGTTGTACAAGATGCTGCCTTTGCATCTGAAGGTTTTTCACAAACTTGGTTGCCACACTTGTGGCGAATCAAAGCAACACCTCTAACAGATTCACAGGAGTACAATTCTATCACAAGCAAACCATTTGTAAGCGAGAACATATGGGACAACGGTAACTTCTATCCACAAGGGTGGGTTACCAATTACGGAGATGTGTACTATCAGGCCATAAAAAATACTCCTGCTGGTATTGACATTACCAATACTGAATACTGGGCGGCGTACACTCCATCTACTATTGCTGACAATCAAGGTACTAGACCCAAGGATACTCAGATCAATGATGCTATTGTGCAACAGGCCAATGCAGAAGTACCACTCAGTGGTTACGACACACAAGACTTGTTTATCGTGGCTACTACCGCGGATGGACAACCTGCTAATCCTACTTCGCTAACTAACGAGAGTGGAGATACAGTTGACGGGACACAAGGTGGTATGAACGTGACTCCAAAAGCAGATGGCTATACAGTAGGTTACTTGACTGGTGATGGTATTCCTCCAAACGGATTGCCCGCTGGTGCTGGAGTTTCGTTCCCACTCTCGCCAGGCGAAGGCGATTTCTTCTTGCGCTTGGACTACATGCCAAATCGGTTGTTTAGATACAACGGTCGTCGTTGGATCAAGATCGAAGATCGAGTGCGCACTAACCTAGACAACGGTTCAACTAATAATACTTTACGCTCTACCTTTGTGAACAATACATACACTGTTCCAACCACAGACATGGGCAACATACCAAGTCGTCAGAGCTTGAGCGAAATTCTCAAGCCCAAAGCAGATAACGGCGACCAAGGTGGTAACAAGCCAGCTAATGGTTTCCCTGACACACAACCCGGACAAAGATCGAGTTAATAATGCAACAATTTTTTTATGACGCCCAGATACGCAGATTCCTTCTGCAATTTACTAGAATCTTTTCAGGATTCCAAGTAGAATACGGTAATGAAAATGATGGTACCAATGCCGCAGCATTGTTGCGAGTACCTATTCGTTATGGTGACGCAAGCAGAAATGCACAAGCAGTATTACAAGACAACTCTGCAAGCAGTATGCCTAGTACTCCATTAATGACATTTTACATAAACGCTTTAAACTACGATCGCCCTAGAATGCAAGAGCCGTATCACGTGAGCAAAATTGCAGTACGTCAACGTACCTATGACGAAGCTACTGAAACTTACGAGACTACGCAAGGAAATGCGTTTACAGTCGAAAGACTAATGCCTGTTCCGTATCAACTAGGACTTACCTTAGATGTATGGACCAGCAATACCAATCAGAAAATGCAGTTGCTAGAACAAATTGTCACGCTGTTTAATCCCAGCCTAGAAGTGCAGAGCACAGACAACTACATTGACTGGACTAGTTTGAGTGTGGTCGAGTTGGAGTCCGTGCAATGGACTTCCAGAACTATCCCAATTGGAACTGAAAACCCAATTGACGTTGCTACACTTAAATTTACTTTGCCAATTTGGATTAGTCCGCCTGCTAAAGTCAAGAAGCTAGGTGTGGTTGAACGTGTTATCACTTCTATGTACGATGCCCAAGGCGATGTTAACGAAGCCATATACAACAGTGATCTGCTATTAGGTACACGCATGGCAGTTAGCCCATGGAACTACAAACTAGTTGTAATCGAAAACAAAATTCAATGTGTGTATGATCCAACTGTTGTGCCAGACGGTTCTGCTGCTGACCTAACTCCTACTGCTATTGTAGCCGGAAGCAACTTGTTATGGCCAGCAGTAATTGGCGCATACGGTGTACTGCGTCCTGGCATCAGTCAAATTCGCTTGGATCAAGAAGATGGCACTACAATTGTGGGTACTGTTGTTATTGACCCAACCGACGATCGATTGTTGATCTATGATATTGATCCAGACACTGCACCGCAAAACACACTAGATCCTATCAATGCTATTATCAATCCGTTGTTAAGTGGACCAGGAGACGGGTTACCTGCGCCTACCATTGGCCAACGCTACTTGCTAACTGAGTCTACCGGTAGTTACGACAACACTGCTAACCCAACGTCATGGAACGGCACAAGTGGACAGCCACTGGTAGCTAATGCCAATGATATTATTGAATGGAACGGTACTCGCTGGAGAGTTGTATTTGTGTCAGAGGGCGAAACTGCTGCTCAGTATGTTACTAACATAACTACAGGTACACAATACGAATGGACAGGCACATCATGGATCAAGAGTTATCAAGGCGTTTACCCCGGCGGAACCTGGAGTCTGGTTCTTTGATAGCGGTTGGTGTTTGGTTCCTGAGTCGCCAAACCAGTAGAT